ACGCCCTGCCTTTCTTTGTAATTGCCCCATAAAATCATTTGGATTCGAGTCCATAAGTTTAATGTATTTGCTTTTTTCGCTAATACCGCTTTCTATTGCAAACTCTATCAAATCGCTTTTAATATCTTCAGGAACCCCATTTGTTAAATCTAAAGGGTTTGACGCCTTCATTAGCAAAGGGTACACCGCAGGATCACCGCCTACCATCCCCGAACTCATCCCTTTAGCGGCGTTTGGAAACCTTGAATATTGTGCGTATGTGTTTGCAATTTCGGGAGACTCGCTACCATGTATTCCTATGTCGTAATAGTGAGAACTAGGTTTTATGTCGAGATTTTTAGGATTAAACCCTTCTACGTCTCCACCTGTGCCATGGTAAAAAGTCCTGCGTGTATCAAACCCTTGCTCTTTTGCCCTGGCCATTCTTGCAGATTCAGACATATCTAGGTTTTTAATAGATTGCTCTATAGCTTCATCGGTCATTGAAGCAGGGAATTTTATCTTTCCAAGTCCTTTTACAATAACACTTTTAAATGGCACGATTTATTTTTCCTGTCATCTGATCATATATATAGACTATTTCGCCCTGGTCTATATTAACGCCTGTTTCAGCCTCTTTCTCTAAGGTCGATGCAGTTATCTTGGCCAAATCCATTGCCATCTGGTCATCATGGAATCGCTCTTTCTGCTCCAGTTCTGCCGTTTTTCCTTGTGCCTTGACTTGTTCTTGTAGAACCTTGACTTGAGCGTCCATCTGCTTCATCTGCATATTAGCCTCTGCTTTGACCTGCTCAGCCTCAGCCAGAGGGTTATTAAGCTGCGCTTGCATCTGCTGTACCATCAGCTTCAATTGTTCGTTCTCGGCCCGTATAAGCTCATCAGGCTGTTCTGGATCGTTGAAATAGGTCTCAGCACCATGAAGGCCAATCTGCTGGGTGATCTTATCCAATGTGGCATACATCTTGGCTTCATCGACAAGAGGAGAGCCGAACTCTTTCAATAGTTTCTGCTGCTCATAGATGTAATTCAGGTTTTGGATTCTCTCTTGACGTTCACCACCACCAACTCCAATATCAATCACGCAATCTGTTTTGTATTTCCATTGTGTTGGATCAATGATAAACGGTTGACCAGATACCATAATCTGAATAGGTCGGCGTTGGTATTTTGACGCCAGCTCGATAATTCGATTAAAGACTTTTCTTAGCCCCTCAGACAAGACTCTAGCAATTAGCTCTGTTCTCATCTGCGCCATATCACGAATGCCTACAAAGCCCGTAGCGGTCTTATTTAGCGCCTCAGTGTCTAAGCCCTGATTATACGAAGTAACGCCTGTACGGCGCTCTCTGACCGAATCAGCGTATTCTATAGCCCTTAGTATGCCCTCTATCTGTGAAACAGTGGGAATCGGCTCTGTAGAACCAGTTACAGGGCCGTTTGTATCGACATTGACCGCACCACCAGCAACAGGGGTCATTAGTTCGTCAGAGTCAACATTGTTGTTATAGAGTAATCGCGTGAAGTTCCCGGCATAGATGTTATTGTTGGCTTGTCTGACAAGTGTAGAAGTCCAGTATTGATGATCTGCAATGAGAGAGGCAGGACACTCCCCTATGGCTCTGTGTGGCATAGGAATAGGCGTTGCAGTTGCTAGGGGATGGCAATCAATCTTTTCCATCTCCAACAACTTACTCTCTCCACTCACGAAGAATATTTGGTAATACTCGGCTATTCCATCCTCGTCCACGTCGATATAAGCGTAGTACTCGCCAAGCTTAAACATATCCTGGGATTTGTCAGTAGTAGAGTTCTGATTGACTGGCCCGTTTAGGTTGTAGTTTCGCCTCTCTTCAACAGGATCACCGTCACTCTCATCACGGCCAAGATCCATGACCTTATCACGATCAAACCCCATTTGAAGTAATTCAGATCGAGTCTTAGCGGTTATCTGACCGTAGAAGGGCGGTTTATCAAAGTCTTTTGCTCTCTTACTTATTAAGACTTCGTTTGGTGGCGTTGGCTCAATCTTAATTCGTCCGGTTGAATTGGTTCTCATTCCATGAACGTTATAAACAACCGTCTCAGCCTCTACTACTTCACCATTAGGCAACTGAGTACCAACACCTACTGCTATTTCTTCAATGTCGTTTATCTCATAATTCTCATCACTCATCAGCTTAGACAGTTGAGTCTGAGTTAAACGCTCATAATCCTCACCATCCAAGAACTCCTCTGAGTCATCCCAGTACGTTTTTAGCGTTCCGGTATATTGGAGTAGGGCATCTTTACAATACGACAATAGAAGGTGAACAGGATTGTGTTGAACGCCAAAAACCCAATTGGCAAACATGGTCTTCTGTTTGGCTTCCTCTTCAGACTCTTCTCTATTCGCTGTGAATTTGGCTATGTTTCTATTTTGCGTGAATAGACGCATCAATCCAGGGAGCATACCCTCCACAACGTCAAAAACATCGCTAGTAATAACCTGGCTTTGCCCTTCGATCTCATCGCCATAAGGTTGCCGGTTGTATCTATCTAAAAGTAATGCACGATTATTCTGAATGTCTGAACCTTCACCACTGTAACCAATAGCGTCTTTTTCTAGCGCTATGATTATGGTTTCTATCTGCTTTTCACTTAACATTATACGACATTAACCTTTGGTTTAACCTTTTTGCGTGGAGGCTTAGGTGGTTGGTAGGTTAGGGGAGCTATAGCTACAGCATCGGCACTGTGTGAACTCCAATCATGATTAGGGCCTAAACCTATTCTCCTGTCTTCATCAATCTTTTCGTGGTACCAAGCAAGAGATTTCATTCCTGCCTCACATTTAGAACTAAAACGCATACGGTTGAAATTATTCCGCATGATCTCAATCCTTGATTTAGCAGCACCTTTACCTTGATTCGGTACTACCTCAACATTGTAACCAGCTTTCCTAAACTCTGACTGATAACTAACATCATAAACCCGATCATTGGTTTCACCATCGTGAGGTAGCCATATTTGAGCCCTATCTGGCGTGTAGCCTTGCTTCCTCATCCAATCCAGATGAGCGCCTATTGGCTGACCTTGGACTTCGTAATGATTTATGTAATTAATCCAATCACCGCTAAACTGAGCAGCCCAGAAAACAAAATTATCCGCTCTCGCTCCGGTTCCCCCGATATCAGCAAGCAAACGAACAGTTAATAAAGGATCTTCAGGTATTTCTATTCCCCATCTGTCTTCTTCCTTGGCTTTTATAATGTTATCAGTGTAGTAAGCCGATTCTTTAACTTCCAAATACCCACCTTCCCATACATGATCATAACTATGCGAGCGCTTTTCTTTATCCTCTAGGCGCTCTTCTTCTAATGTATCATTCCACCAAGGATTATCACGCCAATTTATCTGCACAATCTTTGAATTCTTTGGAGGGTCTTTTCTGAATCGGTTATCAGTAGCAGAGCCATCAACTTCAGGGTTCCAAGTTACCCATATTTCCGAACCTTGCTCCCTCACCGTAGGCGTTACTTTTCTCCAACATAATTCACTTACTGGATCGGCTTCATCAACCCACAATATTAATATTCGAGCTTTTGATTTAATAGAATCAATATTCTTTCTTAATCCCTGGAAAGAAAAATCAACTCTACCTGATCCCGTTTTAGTTCTTATGTATTTTTCGCCTACATCAAAATGCGGTCTTAGCCATTCTGTAGATTCAATGGCATATTTAACCTCAGCGAAGCTACTCTCTTCTAATGAGTTTTGATATTCCCTGCCACAAAGGATAACACCACTAACCCCAGCTTGAGCAAACATATAAGCCCGAACCGCTGCCATTTTAGCAAAGCTTTTTGTTTTTGCTGAACCCCTGCCACCATAAGCTCCTCTATATCTAACATCACCATTAAATACAGGTATTAATTTAGGCGGAAGCTCAATCTTTGCTTTCAATGTCTGGGGCTACCAACTCTATAGTACTTACCCTGACAGGGCCGCCATCTGGAGCGCTTAACGTGTTATCTCTTCTATCTTTCCATTCATCAGGTGCACGATTCTTTAAATAGAATATCTGCGCCGTGGTATCTCCACCCTTAGCTTTATCAAAAAGAGCATTGGTTATAACAGCCAAACCTTTATCTTTTCCCTTTTTTATAGCTTCTGATAACTCTGAATAAATCTTTTTCTTTCTGCATAAAGTGTCTTGACACCAGCCTATAACATTACAAATCTGTTTCTCTGTTAGCCCTTG